TTCGTCGTTTTCCATTCCTCGTAAAACAATAACGTGTCCTTTTCGGTCGCTTTTCAAAACCCCGGACGTGTATTCGTTCGCGTCGGCAACTTGCAATCCTTCGCCTAATCCAAGCGCAACGATTGTTCCGTCGGCATTTTCAACCAAACAAACACATTCGTTTTGTGCAAGCAAATGAATTTCACTTCGCAATTCTTTTGAATCGGACGCAAGGATCATTGACAATTCGTGTTCGTACCAAAGTGTACCGTTGTTTTTATCAACGCGAACTGGCGCCGTGTAGCTTGATAAATTTGACTTCAACTTGTAAAGGAATGTTTCCCCCGTTACCGTCAAGGATGTTAGTTCATTTGTAGGAGAAACAACCGCGCCCGATGTTGCACCCAAAGGGAACAACAAAACGCTTTTGATTCCGCCTTTTCCGTTGGTACACGTTCTATCGTTGTACCCCGTGGTCATGTTACAAGACATTGATTTTTATTTTTTAATGTTTAAAATAGGGGCGCCGAAACGCCCCGTGTTAATTACGATATTTGTTCGAAAGTTCCAACTTGGTCAAGGAATGGTACTTGAACACCAGCGCGGAATTTAGAGCGCAAATAAATTACATCGTCGTCGAATGAATACCACAAATCGTAAGATTCGAAATCGCTTGACAAGTCAGTTCCGAAATAGAAATGTGACGCGCGACCGGTGTAAATTTTGGTCGTTCCGTTCAATCCGTTCAATTTAACAACTCGCATATTTGTACCCGGTAACATGATTTCGTTCATTGTTCCGATTTGTGCGGGATTGTAATGGAACATATTCAAGTCAACCAAGTTTTTCAATAGGTAGTTGAAATTACTTCGTGATGTAAAGCAAATGAAATCTTGACCCTCGGCGATGTTTGACGGCGTGTTTGTAAACGCTTCGTAAAATATATCAAAAGCGTTCGTTGCGTCAATTGTAACGGCTCCAAATGTAGTGTTCAAGTCAACACAACCATTCGCAACGGTTAAAAATTGGTTGAATCCGTTCATGAACGCAAGGTTGCCCGAACCGGAAACTTTGTTCCCTTGCCAAATTAATTTTTCAAGTTCGAACGCGTGTAACTCTAATAAGTAGTTAATTAATACTTGTTCGAATGGCAACGTTTTGTCTTCAGCCATTGCACCCGGACGCAATGCTAATTGTGTCCAAAATCCAGCCAAATCTTTTTGGCAAAATTTCTTTAAATATCCGATTGTTTCAACGGAAATTTGACGATCGGTAAAGATAGTGTCACCACTTGGCGACATGGAACAGTCCCCATTTTGGTAAACGATTGAATCGTTTAACAATTTAAGGTCTTCAGTTCCTTTGATTCCTTGCTGAATTGCAATATAACTTAACGTTTGCGCTTCAGTTACTGAACGGTGAATAAGGTCTTCTCGTTGGTCGTCAACGTAAGGCGCCAATCCAGATACATCGTAGTCAAAATTTGACTTTACATACTTTTTAATAGACATTTTTATAGGTTTTTATAAGTTTTCAAAAATTGTTGTTTAGCAGTAAGGTTGCCAGTCCTTGCGAATTTTTCGCTTTCTTTTGTTTCATTTGACGGCATCGCCTTGAACGATTCGAAATCGTTTCGCATTGTAGCGATTTCATTTTTCAATTGTGCGTTTTCGTCGGAAATACCTTTCATCATTTCCGCAACGGCTTCGATTGACCGCGCGAATGATTCAAGTTTTCCGTTGACGATTGCTTCAACATCAATTGCCGACATTGATTCGTCAACCGTTTCGGTTGTCATTTCATTTATCTTGGTAATTACGGCGCTTGCTACGTCGTATGCTTTATCCATTTCCAAACCAAGTTCGGACGCGATTATTTCGGTAACGCCCTCCAAAACTTCGGGTAAAATTTCACCTGGGACGGCTTCGAATTCTGCGGATGTTTCTTCGGTTGTTGTTTCACTTGAACCCCTTTCGTCTACAACTTCGGAAATAAATCCATCGGCGTCAACGGTAATTGTTACGCCCATGTAATCGCCTCCAAGCGCGTGCGTTCCTTCGGGTGCTGGAATTCGACCTTCATCTGTTACGATGAAAACTTGTTGACCAACTTCCAAAGATTCGAATTCAATGGTTGTTTCGCCATCTAATAAGGTAGCCGTTTCAAAGTTCGCTTGAACTTTTTCGGCATTTTCAAACATGGTCTTGATTCGACCAAGTTCGTTCATTACTTTTTCAAATGCGTTCATTTATAATTGTTTTTGTTTATTATGTAATCTTGTTCGAAATTATAATTCGCCTAATTCCTTTAATTTAGATTCCGTCCATCGCAACCCAGCTTTTCCGCCCCACATTAAATAAGAAATTGTCCCACAAGCGGACGTATCGGATTCGTTATAATAGGTTTCCGCGCGCGATAAATACGAATACATTCTTTTAATAATTTCGAGCGAAACGGTATCGCGGTTCGCTAACGTCGTCGCGCGTAATCGACCAACCCGTGTCGCGCATTTATTCCCGTTCTTTTCGTTTAATTCAAGTCCACGTTTTGCGTTGTTCGAAACCGCTTCCGGGTAATCGTTAAACATTCGAATTCGTTCAATGTTTCTTTTCCAAAGTTGAATTTCTTTTAAAATTGCTTCAAATTCCGATTCTTGTGTCTTGTCGGTTTCAATTAAATTGAAAACGCCCTCGATTGAAAACCCATTGAATTCGCCATTCTTTGCGCGCTCGAATAGTTCTTTGTCGGTCACCTTATAAGATACCAACCATGAACCGTCGTTCGCATCCTTAAAACGTTCGGGTGCTGTGAATCCCCTTGCGTTGTCGATTTGGTAACTCATAATCATGTAAACGCCGTCAACAACCTTGTGCGGATTGTGGTCAAGATTCACATTGTTAAAATTGTTTCGACGTGCGTAATCAAAAATAATATCGCGAATTGCTTGTTTCGTGAACACGACATAATATTCTTCTTTTGATTTGTCGTCGTATCGATAAATTGGTGTGTCCGATGAAATCGCAATTCCGGTAATGACTTGTTGTTCATCATTGAATTCGTAGGCAATGCGCTTGTTGAACATTTCAAAGTTCTTTGCATGCGCTGGGAATTCAACCATTGCGTTGTACGAAACCGTTGTTTCGGGATCGTCAAGGTCAATCATGATTTCGTAAATTGGTAGTTCTTTTCTCATTTTTATATTATGTATCTTTGTTCGATGACGTTTGTTTTTCCTTACCGACGCGGACGCGATGAATTCGAGATTCAACAATCAATCCGATTCATTCGAATGTCATTCCCGAATGCGGACATTGTAACCGTTGGCGACAAGGTCGCAAACATTGACAACATTCCATGTCCACAATTCAACAACATTCGCGGTTGTGACGTGACCAATAAAATCCTAACATACGCCCGTGAACGTGGGGGTGAATTCATTTACATGAATGACGATTTCTTCGTGACCCCAAAACTTCGCGCCGACATTCCTATTCATTCCGGAAATCTTGAAATTGTGGACCAACATCCAGCGCACTATCGCGAAGCTATGTTTAACACAATTGAATTTTTAAAATATTATGAACGTCCTTTGTGGAATTTTGAAACGCATTCCCCCGTTTTAATGGATTCCGAAAAATTACTTCAAACGTTCGAATTGATTGACTGGAAAAAATACAACCATTTTGTAAAGTCAATTTATTTAAACATGAATTTGCCCGAATTTATCCGCAAAGGTCACAACGTTAAATTGCATCAAGACAACATCGACAAAGCTACGGAATTGCTTCAAACCTACGGATGTTTTTCAACCAACGAAACGTTTTTGACCCCCCGCGGTCGATCGTGGATCACCAACTTGTTTTGGATTCTTGAAGCTTGACCTTGTTTTGCGTCGCGGAAATATCCGATTCCAAAACGAAAACTTGCGTCGATGTGGTCGGTGTTCCTTGAACGGCGCCCCCTAACAATCCAGCGGTTGCGGTTGTGTTCGGTGTTGACGTGAACGAACTTGCCGACGCCCCCGCAATGGATGAACCCGCGCCCCAGGTTGATGTTGACGGCATCGACGGGACCCCGCCCGCTTTGTATTGTTGGTTCGCAATCGCCATCGCTTGCGTAATTCCGATGACGCCAGCCGTGGCAATTCCCGCGATTCCTAATGGTGACGGAGGAGGACCATATTCCGCAATCGCTTTAACAATCGCCGACGCCGTATCAATTGCGACTTGACTTAATTTGATTGCCTTGTCACGGTTAAATTGCGCTTTCTTGATTTTTTCCTCTTGATTATACGCATTCAATTGAACTTGATATTTTTGCTTCGCGAAATTTTGTTCAATTTGTTTCTTTTGTTCCGCCGTCAAATTTTCCGCGTTCAATTCCGCTTGCATTTTCGCGTCAAGGTTCGCAAGGTCTTCGTCACGATTTTTTTGCAACGAATTGATTCGCGCTTGGTCGATTTGATTGAACAAGTCATTTAACACCTTGACGGTGTCAAGTCCCTTTTGCAATTTACCAAGCGTGTCCGTCAACCCTTTTAACTGTTCTTCGCGTGCCTTTTTATCTTGTTCCTTTATGTAATCGTTTTTCTTTTTATTAATTTCCTTTTCCTTTTCCGCAAGTTCGTTTTGCAACTTCAATTTAGCGTTGGTAAATTGTTCCTCGGTAATTACGCCCAATTTTAACGCCTCTTCTAAATCTTTTAATTGCGTCGCTTGTTGAATTTTCAATTCCTCAGTTTCCTTGTCGAATTCGTCGGTAATTAACAAGGTAAACATTTCGCGCAATTCCATTTTTCGCTTTTCCGTTTCCGCTAAATTCTTGATGTCTTCGTCAAGATATTTTAAATTAATTCCTTGAATATCTTTTCGCAAGTTTGTTTCCGCTTGCGTCAACAACGCCTTTTCTTCTTCGGTCAATTTGCTAATTGCGTTTTTCCGTAGGTTTGCAATTGCGGTTTCATATTCTTGACGTTTGATACTACCTTCCGCAAAACGCTTGTCAAGTTCCGCCTTTTCTTCCTTGGTTGCACCAATTAAAAATTGTTCTTTGTAGTTATTAAATTCTTCTTGACGCAACGCTATTTCTTTTTGAATCCCCGCATCCATCCCCGCAATTTTTTGTTTTTCCGTTTCGTCCGCAAGTTTTATTTCGTTGTTGTAAAGTTTTTCAAGTTCTGAAATAACACCCTCGCGTTGTTTTCGCGCTTCGTCAATCCTTCCCTTTGTCGCTTGTTTTTGCTGGTCTTGTTGTTTTTTAAGATTGTCCGCTTGTTGTTTTTGCGCGTCCGCTTGCGCCTTTTGTTGCGCTTTTAAATCGTCGGCTTGTTGCTTTTTTACATCCGCTTCAAACACCGCAAGCGAATTCGTTGCGTCTTTTAAATCCTCTTGTGATTTGGCAAGTTCTCTTTTGCTTGTTTCAATCGCTTTGTAAAGTTCATTCAATCGCGCGATTTCCTCTTTTGAACCAAACACCGTTGTACCTTCGCCTCGTCGCAATGTTGATTTGAACAATTCATATTGCAACGCGGTTTGTTTAACAATGTTTTCGTTTTCCTTTACCAAATCTTTACGATACTGAATCGACGCCTTGATTCGTGCGCGCTCCAAATCGGTCGTGTTTTTTCCTTGTGCTTTTGCGAGCGCGATTTGTCGTCCGAATTGCGCGTCCTCTTTATTGAATGAATCCGTTCGCGCTTGCATTCTTTGACGCGTCTTTTCAATTTCGCGGTCGATGTTGGCAATTTGTTGTTCGGTTCTTTTTTTGTCTTGTCTTGACATCCCTTCGCTGGCGTTGTCGGTCAAACCAATTGCGTCCGTCAACCAATTGAAACCATCCGCAACCCAATCAATGACCCCGGACAACTTGTCAAGGTTTGCGATTAACATTCCAACGCCAACAATCAACGCGCCTATTCCCGTGGAAATCAACGCGCCTCGTAAAACTTTCAACGCCGTCGATGTTCCGGTTGTCGCCGTTGTCATTCCAATTTTTGCGCTGGTGTTTGCTTTGGTCGATGCGGTTTCGGAATTTATCGCCGTAACCGAACCCGTCATGATAAAGTTTTGCGCTTTTTGTAGCGCGGTCCGAATTTGAATTCCGAGAATCGCCTCCTTATTTAGGTTGTTCGCAATCGTCGAAACGGCGTTAACAAGTCCTTGTGTCGCTTGCAACTTGACCATTGTTTGCGTCAACTTTTCGTTTTCGATTCCAGTCAACGCAACCGCACTTGTGACCCCTTGGAAAACCGCGACACCCGTTCCGATTCCAGCCATTGCCGTGTCAAGTCCAACGAAATCGCTTGACAACGCCGTTGTTTGCGCTTTCAAGTCACCGATTCTATCCTTTAAATCGGACGCATTTTGTAACGCTTGCGAACCGATGGGGGATTGCGACCCGGTATTGATAGCGATGTTTTGGTATTCCTTCATGACTTGCGTCATTTCGCGCATCGACAAACCGCCCGCCTCAAGTTTTGCGTCTAATTCCGCCAGCTTTTGCGCGTATGCATCCAAACCGCTATTGTCTTTTGCGGTTGTTTGTGCTTTTTGTAAATCCTTGTCAAGGTCTTTTACGGCTTTATCCGCGTTTTGTAAATCTTGAACGGAATTCCCGGTGTTAACTTGTACGGTAAAAATTGCTTGTTTTTCAGCCATTTTTTATTTAATTATGTTTTCTTCATTCTCATTAATTGGACGACCTTCGCCTTCGCCCGGATCACTTCCAGTCCCTTCGCCTTGGATCAATCGCAACAATTCAACTTGCGTTGTTCGTTCCTTGGTCGAATCGTAATCGCTTATTTTTTGCAATCGGTAAACAACGCCGTTGATGTTGATTAGATTCCTAAAATCAAGCGCGTTAATTATTGACGTGTCAATCTTTACAAAACAAGTCAAAAGTTTACCATACCTTGAAACCAATTCTTGAATAAACGTGTTGTGGTAATTCAACAAATTGTTGTTTGTGTACGTCAAAGCTGGGTAATAAACAATTTGAGGAACACCGAAATTCAAATCAAACGTTGGCGTGTCGATGTCGTCAAGGTGTCCAACATACGGGTATTGAATTAAATTGTGCTGGGTGTTGAATTCGTCATGATATTTCCACGTCGCGTTTCTCATTGCTCCCAAATTAACAATGAACGCCGTTCCTTTTTTCGGGACCTTTTGCCCGTTTGCGTTGTCGTCAAGGTTGATTTGAAAAGCGCATGGAACAATCAAGTCCGGATGAATTTCAACTAATGGTTTTTGACTGAATGGTAACGCCATGTTGGTCACTTCGGTCGCGTATTGCGATTGACTTAATATGGCGAATTCGCCGTAATTGGTCAAGTATTCGTTTTGATATTGGTCGTTGTAATAATCTTCGTCTTGTTTGAATTCAAAATTATATTCCTTGGACGCGTAATTAATTGTTGGCGTAACTTGTAATTCTTGCGAATAGTCAACCAATTGCGTCCAGTCAAGCGCGTTTTGTGACCCGTTGTAAAATTCGGACAATGGTTCAATTTCCAAAACGGTCGGATCAAACGTTGACGGCTTTATCATTAAGTTGAACATCGTTGTCAATCCCTTCAAAAATACATCGCCCGTCATGTCGGGCAAAAACGAACCAATCGCAACCGTTCCACCTGGGACAAGTTCTTGAATCGACTTGTTGAAATTTACTTGCGTTGTCAACGTTTGCAATCCGATTGTTCGCGTCAATGTTGGCGATCCCAACGATTGCGCGTTTTTGATTTGCAAATTAACTTGAAAAGTAAAGACGTCGTTTATCGC